CATCAAGATCGTACTTTGGGATATGCTCAAGAACATGGAACATACAGATTTCATCTACTGGATTATCAACACTTTCAGATACTCCATCATTCCAAACATATCCACTCTGAGAGCCTGGGTATCCAGGCCTATACCCAAGCTTACTTGGAAGAGCGTCAAGTGTACTTACAAGGTCTGCAATGTGCTTCTTGGGGCGCTCAGAGAACCCAGTCTTATAATATTCATCAACAGTGGTCTTATTAATCTCTACATCTTCTGGACATAGCGGTGCAAGACCATCTGGTGCTGGATGAATGTTTACATATCCCTCAAGGTAAACGGTACCACACCCAATATGTAGCTTAATTTCTTTCTTATCTTCCTCTGACATTTGTTCCTTACTTAATCCCAAAATGTTCTAGTTCCTTATCGAATAGCTTCTTAGCTTCTTCGTAAATTTCTATATCAAAAGCGTTATGCTTCTTAATTGCGGCAAGAAGATTTTCAGAAGCATTATACCTTCTCTTGCCATGGTTATAAGCTCTACGCTTAGATAGCTCTTGATACTTGATAGTATGCCAGCCAGCTACCTTTTGGAAAAGCTTAAGTGAATCATCAAACCTCTCAGTGATTCCAAAGACTGTAGGAACTTCAATTTCTTTACCTGCAGAGTTTAGAAGAACAACCTTATTATCCTTCATGTTAGATATAATATTATCCTTATCTTCTTCGGTAACCTTCCATGGATCAAACTTAAGGTATCCTTGTCCTGAAAGTGCTCTACAATAAAAATCTCTTCCCCAGTGTGCTGAATTGATACCAGCTCTCTTTAGATCATTAGGTGTAGGAGGCTTTTCACCAAGATAAATATCTGGTCTCTTGAGAAACATCTCTTCAAGTGTAAAGCTAGGGTTTGTGTATCTATTTCCCTTATGCTCTACAAAATGGGATACCACTCGCTCAACAGGGTCTCTTAGAAACACAAACATAACAGCATCATGATTGATAGCATTGTAGTGACCACCATGACCCCATGTGCAAAGCTTTTTCCTGGTCTGCCTATCGAGAGCCTCAAACTTTTTATCATCAATTATATGGCCCTTATAATTATTCTTAATTACATAGGTAAAGTTTGTGCCAGCTGTCTTAGGTATATGGAAAAAGCTAATTAGCTTGTCATTAGATGGTGCTTTAATATCTTCTAAACTCATACTTCCTTAGCGTAATTTTTGTCTCTGGAGCCAACACGTATATTCATACTTGAAAACAGGGCCTCGTGATTAAATAGATTAGCAGTATAGAAATTACACCACCCTATATTAGACCTTACATTTTGAATCTTAGCATATAGATCGTCTGCATTTCTTGCGTTAATCCAAACATCGGGATATGTTTTATTAAACCCTTTAATTCCACCCTTGTAAAGCTCTCTATATCTAGCAGAGCAAGGATTATGAGATAAATTCTCATTATGAAGATCGTCTTTTAGATCTATATTATGTGTTAGCTTAGCACTTGGCTCTGCTATAACCTTACCACCAGACATATGAATCTTCTGCGAGAAGTCATTGTCTGAGGCATAAGTAATGAAATCCTCTGACCAATAATCAACCGACTGGAACAACTTTGTATGACCAGCTCCTATTGGAGTATTTGGCGCATAATTCTTAAACCCTTTGCCATCCTTTACATCAATAGATAAAGATAGAAGCGTTTTAGAATCAACTTCGGCTAGTCTTATTGCCAGAACCTCCAGAGCCTTCTCATCATAAATAAAATCATCAGAGAACCAAGTAAGATAAGGTTGAGTGGCTAATCTAAATCCTCTATTATAAGCTCTAGTAACTCCATGAAGTCCGCCTTCATTGATAACCTTGGTATGCTTTTGTGTATTGAGATACTCAAGAGTCCCATCCGTAGAGCCGCCATCAATGATGATGATCTCATACCCTTTGATATTCTGTGCTGCTTTGTGGATTGACTCCATAGCCTGCTTAAGCTTCCCAAGCCTGTTATGTGTTCCAAAAACAATAGAAATCATTTCAACCCCACCATGTGAAGAAGCTCCTCGACCTTAGAGTGATATGAGTGCTCAGCCTGTACTTTTGCCGCACCAGCTGCACCAATAGCGTTAGCTATATCAGGATTGCTCTTTAGCCAGTGGACTTTTTTAGGAATGTCCTCAATAGAATCAGCAATAACAATGTCATGATTATTCACAAAGTAATCTTCCCATCCTGGGAATCTGAAAGAGATTACAGGCCTTCCAGAAGCCATACACATCAGAAGTCTATCGGAAAAGTAATGACCCAAGTCATTAAAGTTAGAGACTGAGATGCAGCAGAGAGAATCATTATACACATCATTCATCTTTGCTTGAGGCATGTACTTAGCTCGGTACTTTTTCCATCCTATTCCAAATAGTCCAAACCTATTTTTAAACTGTCTATGAAGCAAGTCTACAGTCTTCTTTCTTGCAGCATGTCCTGGGAAGCCTGCTTTGGTATGATTTGATGCAGCAAACGAAACATCATATTTCCATCCAGAGTTCTTATTCTTTTCGAAATACTTCGCTGGATCAAATCCGATCTGCCAGTATCGAATGTCCTGATTGCCTGACGCTCTCTTGTACATATCAACCTGGCCAGATGAAGAGACTAGAGATATGTCAACAGCCTTAGCCATATTGCAAAATACAGACTGAGGCTTTGCTCTAACATCTCCAGTCCAGTTAGTGATAATCGTATTAGGCAAAGCCTTTTTAATCTTTAGAATAGTATCTGGAACAATGTTCGTAGTAAACTGAAGTTGCATATGTACCAGGTGAGGCTTGAATTCTTTGGCAACCTTAAGTAACTCACCCTGAATATCTCCGGGTCTTATATTGGATCTATTAAAGTCAAAAACCTTAAGCTCACACCCTGCTGCTTTGAACGCATCATACATTCCTGTTTGAACTATCTCATGAGAGTTGAGTGGCAAATATAGTACTCTTATCATTTATTTCCTTAATAATCCAAAGCCGTTTTAATTGAAGCATAAACATTGTGATTATATGATTCATCAAACTTGTTTCTATCAGTGTCGTTCAGAGCTGCCTGTACAGATCTGATTGCCACATCCATCTTAGGGCATGTCATTCCTCTATTGAGAAGTGATGGAACCTGGTAAGTAGAAGGCTTGGAAACAGACATCCACTGATTTGTAGTAACAATAGGAACTCCTGCTATGAACGCCATATCAAGAACAGCAGACATAAAGTGTGTACACTGTGGAAAATCTACTATTGCTGATGCGTTGAGAACCAATCCAAGCAGTGTTCTGTAATCAAGATACTCAGATGTAGCCTTTACAAACTGCGGGATGTTTCCTCTAAGACCAGGAACGACAAGTGTAGGAAGGTCTCTACCTTTATACTCCTCTATAAATGCTTTTGTTATTCTAGTATCCCTATTGAACATTAGGATATACTTCTTAACACTTGGCGCAATAGGATCTACATAAGGCCAAACCTTTGGTAGGTAAAGTGCATCTATGCCATGTGTGTTCCTGAGGTATTGAACATTTGGCAATGACGAGGATATAACCTTAGTTTCTTTCAGTATCTTTAACTCATCCTTGTTTGGAACTATACCCTGAAACTCATTAAGCCATATTTTATTGGCTTTCTTTACATCGCCAAGCTGTGTTATTAGCATGTTTGCTGCACCCTTTGGCTCAGGTGTAAGAATCATATCTGAACGCACTTTAACATTTGGGAAAAGTGGCTGTATTTTATTAAGCCAAGAATTTGGACCCGGACCCTTCGCTTCAATGATTCCATCAATGTCGCTGAATGTCTCTGGAGGATTGAAACGCTCTCTCTTAAGAAGAGCAAATCTCTTAGATGTCAACTCAACATCTGATGACTTCTCAGCTCTAATTCCTGTAAAATCATTTTCATAACCATACAATACAGAATAAGGAGCAATGGAAACTCTGGATATCCAAACATCTCCAAGTGATGGACCTCCTCTATCAATGTCAATCTTGAATGAATCAGCTTCTAGAGTTGTAAATGGAATCTTAGTAGTTTCATTGGGCCCAACAAAGATTGAGTGGTTTCTAAGATTGGAACCATAAATGTTTATTGTTATACGTCCATTACCATCTATCCTCTTGCCTTGTACAAGAAGAACATACTTAGAATTAGGCTTAAGAGGTACATCTTTCATTAAGATGCGGTCTTGTATGGTAAGTTTTGTACCAACAGCACAAACAGATATGTTGTTATCTGAATCAAAAACATCCTGAGATGGTTTATGATCAAATGAAAGTGCTCTTTCAAGTGCAGTCTCATGTCCTAAGGATCTAGCTTTAGACTGCTCTGGAATAAGCTCTGAAGCCTTTTGAACAGCCTGCACAAAATCTGGTGGTTGCTCAATGACAGGCGTGCCAATTTTAAGATTAACAATTTCACACATTCCAGTAAAAATCATTCCACCAGTTGCTTTTTTAAACATTCCAGGCGGCTCTGTTTCTATTTCCGCAATCTCGTTAGATTTAATCATAGACCCTTCATTTGCAAAGAACCTATCTCCAACAGAACGAATTCCTTTAGTTCCACACTTAACAACTTCAGCTCTAATATCTAGAGGGACGGCAACTTCATCAGAAAGCAAAAAGATACCTAAAAGCTCTACATCACCAATACCAGAAGCAGGCCTGATGATACTTAATTGCTTAGAATCTGAAATATCAACATTTATTACTTCTGAAACTTTTGAAGATATATTGTAATTTTCAGATTTGTTATTTTTAACTACTGCAATTAAACCATTACCAGAATTTCTTCTTAGCTTCAATTGACAAGAGCTGGCGCTAAAAAAGCCTGATAAATCAACTGATAACATTCCAAACTTACCACCAATAACACATGACCTTGCATTTATCTTGCAAAACTTGGATGACTTTACGTAAGTCTGTATTTGTTCACCAACAATCTTTCTTATAATGTTTGGCATTCAGTCCTTGTATGGGAAATATAGATTTTTCTCTCTCCTTGCATATGCGCCACAATTAGCATTAAACTTAGCTAAATTGTTCTTATGCATCTCATCTTTGAATTCTCTATACTCACCTTGGTCTAATTCACCAACACCAAAGTGATTTCCCATCCTTTCAATGTACCCGAGTCCAAATCCGCAAACCCTAGCTCTCATGCCATAATCAGCATCTTCTTCGCCATAAAGGCCATACTCTGTGCTGAAGTATCCAAGCATCTTTTGAAGCTTAGACTGGAATACAATACAAGCAGTTCCTAGATTTCCCCTAGGCTTGGACTGAAACTTAAATCCATTCTGCTCCACAACGGGATACTTGACACCCTCCATATTCACACCAATCATGGCGTACTTTGGGTTGGCCTTCATGATGTCAATAGCTTCTGTAAGCCAACCATCTGGGACCTCTACGTCATTATCAATCGTACAGAACCAGTTCGTCTCAAGCTCAACAGCTTTCTTAAGTGCTATGTTACGACCAATAGCGATGCCCTTGTTCTCCGGAAGTAGATTGAGGTGAACGCTATCATGCTCTGCAGCTAGCTCATTCAGATACTCAACAGTACCATCCTCTGAGCCATTATCTACGATTACTAGATTGTAGTGAACCTTTGTATTATCATGTAGTGACTTAATTGTTCTCTTAGTTAAATCAAGCCTATTATACGTCACCATCATTAAGGTGATTACATCTTTCTTCTCACTCATACGATTCCCTCTAAAAACTGATACACATCTCTAGGTAGCATATCCCTATCTGTGAATATAACATTCTGTGCATCTAAAAACTCTGCTGCGCTATAAAGTTCATATATTTCTGATGGCTCTCTCGACATAATTATAGATGAATCTGAAACCGCCATAGTAACAAGTAGATTATCTATATCTGCCGACAAAACACCCCAAGAATTCTGTATCAAACCCATCATGATCTCTATGTCCAAAGGCGCAGAAATTACGCCTGATGAGTCATAATAGTCTCGATTACCAAAACCACATGCCACAACCGAGATCCCTTTGTGACGAACCATTGAGGCAAACTCTTTGACTTGCCGGTCATTCCAACCAAGGCAGTCTTCTTCATGCATGGATTGCCATGGCTTTGGAAAGATAACTATATACTTAGCGTTATCGTAGAACTTGTTATCTCTCTTCCACAGTTTGTACTTTATCCTTTCATCTGAACGAATCTTTGGTACATATGAATCCCAAGTAATGGGACAGTTCTTATACACCTGTTCTAGACAGTGTTGATTGTTAATAATGAAGTCTTTTGATTTGAATGACTTTGTTTTTAGATAATCATTCATTACATTAAAGTAGGCGTGATTTTCTGCATCCATAAATATTGGAACTGGATACTTGTCAACAATATCAGAGCCCAAGTCAAAAGGCGCAACTTTAGCTATACCCTGCATAGAGACGAGCGGCTCGAACGTGGGATTGCCCATCCACATGATTTCCCTGAATGGATCTGTTGCGGCAATCGCCTCACAGTAAGACAAAGAAAAAAAGGACTCCAAAAATCCACCGTAGCAGGAGATTATGAAGTCCTTCCCTCCTAATGCTCTCTGCCAAATCTTAGCATCAACATTAGGTAATATGTACTTATTGTTCTTTACAGTCCAAGGTATCCCAGGGGAAAAGGGAAACAGCTTTTTACTAAACTTTGGCCTCATTGTAACTAGAATCGTTTAAGTACTTATCATGGTCAAGCTCATACTTTCCAGTCCACTTGGACTTGAAGTGCTTGACGTTTGGAGACATGAACATCTTATTGACTGGATTCTTCTTCAGTGAAGCAGACTCTTCATGGAAGATCTTCGTGCCACCACAGTATATAACATTGTTCTTCTTGAGCTTGCCAACCTTCATACAAAGATCGATATCCTCAAACGCCCACTGATACTTATTATCCATACCGTCAACTTCTTTCCATGACTTAGCAGTCACAAGAACGACAGCTGCAGTTACAGCTTGGAAGTACCTATTCTTTTCCGCTGCAGCATCAGACTCATCACCTGGTCTGAAGTGGAATGGCATATTGCCGTAACGTGGGCTAAAGATAACGCCAGCGTGCTGTAGTTTATTAGTTCCAGTGAATAGAAGCCTACAACCAACCATATCAGAACCAGAAGTCTTCTGAAGGTCTATCATCTTCTTGAGTGATACGTCGTCACCAAAAACAACGTCATTGTTGAGAAGAAGAACTAGGTCATCATCTGCAGGCTGCGCCTTGTCGAAGAGATAGTTCATTCCACCTGCAAAGGAGTCTCTGTTGTGACCAACTGGGTACACAACGGTGTTTGGAGAATCCTTTAGCCATTCAACGGTATTATCCTTTGAGCCGTTATCCTTAACATGCCAAACGCATTCAATACCTGCGTTTTCCATGTTCCTCATTAGCCCAGGCTGTAGTGCCTTAATCTTGTCTTCACCGTTCCAGGTGAGTGTTAGTAAATGTAATTTCATAATAGTGCCTCATCCATTTGTAAAATATTTGCAAGTTCTGTCATTCCATAATCTCTAAGATGCTTTATCAGATCTACTCTAGTGAACTTAGACTCTTTAGACATTATTATGTCTTCTAAAAAGCTATTACTCACTGGTACGACCTCTCCGTCTGGAATGGCTTTCGAAACAACAATACACCTTCCTAATACATAAGCATAAATCCCTTTTTGCAAGCGCGTTCGATTAGTTTCCGGATCAAAAAGAGAACCCTTGCCCCAATTAAAGAAATCATTAAAAGTATTTATGCTTACCACTATCCCAGCAGCATAAGAATGCTTCGTAATTAGGTTAATGATATCTTGTTGCGTAGTTCCCATTACTTTCTCAGTATCGCGTCCGCTCTGCCAGTCCACTTCTCAATGAACTTAGCCTTTGCTGGAAGGTAAAACTTAGATGTTCCAAGTTTCTTTGATGTCATCTTGCCAAAGTGATGAACTGGGCAAGGCACAATCTTATACTCATATCCCTCTTCAATTGCTCTGAATCCGAGGTCAGTGTCCTCGAAATAAGCAATACCAAACTCCTCAGAGAATGGTCCAGGGTATTCGTCAAGGGTAAGGTCTTTCCATGTCTCAACAGAAGCACTGAGATTCCAACCAGACATGTAAACATGCCCCTTGGATGGCATCTTCTCAGCCTCTGTAACGAAGTTGAACCTAGCATCAAGGATACCAACGGTTGGACCAACTAGACACTTACCAGACTCACAGGCCTCGATAATTGGCTTTGTCCATGTTGATTTATCAGATCTTACACGAATGTCATTATTCAAAAACATAACATTATCGCCATCTGACATTGTATAACCGATGTTACAAGCTTTTGCGAATCCAAGATTTTCCGAATTACGAACTATCTTAATCTTCTTAGTAGATTCCAACTTTCTAGTTGCGTCCGTTGATCCATTATCTACAACAACTACTTCATGATCATCAGGAAGCTCATTAAGATCTTCAAGACATTTCTTCGTAAAATTGTAGTTGTTCCATACTGGAATTACTATTGATAACTTTGTCTTACTCATTTTTCTCCTATTAGCTATAATACGCCAACTACCGTCAGTTACTATAGCTACTTCTTAATTAGTAAAATGCATCATACATCTTTACCACAAACTTTATTCGCACAGATCCAATATCTGCTTCGCAGCATTTTCCCATGTGAAATGCTGTACTGTCTTCTTCATTTCAGGGCCAAACTTAGCCTTCAACTCATCAGTATTACTTACAGCTTGCTGAAGAAGCTGTGCCGCATGATCTGTATCAACCTTGAAGTGAACAGCCTGAGGATTGAATTTCCAATATTGATGATCTCTAGGAGCACGTACCTCTCTACCTTCAATGAGTAGACCGTTCTCCGAATTACAGAACTCTAACTGGCCACCATAGTTTGGAACCACGTTCACTAGTCCTGCTGCAAGAGCCTCCAAAGAAGGCAAGTGCCAGCACTCTGCATGAGTTGCTGAGAAATTAATATCACATGAATTGTAAAGATCAGCGATGTTTGGGACATATGATGTCATCACCTCAATCTCCGCATGGCTCTTATACTTTGACTTGAATGTTTTAAGCATCTTTAAAAAGTCAACATCAAATCCCATCTTCTGCTTATTAGCAGTAAATACCTTAGCTATAAGACAAACATCATCACCCTTCTTAAATGCCTTACCGTAAGACTCTAGGGCAGCAGCTAAGTTCTTTCTTCTATGTGGCTGGGCTATATTAAGAAGAATCTTTTTAGATGCAGATGTTTTAAGCTCAGCCTTATTTGTGGACTCAAAATCTTCCAGGTTAATTCCATGTGGCACAACTACCTGCTCATCAGCTGGAATACCCATGTTGATAAACACCTGCTTTGTAAAATGAGAGGAAGGTAGGACCTTAGTGGTATGCTTATAGTTCTTACCAAATCCTTGAAGTAAAAGCTTTGAAGCGTCTGCTTTTGAGTTGTACTCATAATTCCAGATACCGAACTTATTTTTATTGCCATAAGCCAGGTATGGACCCCAATTGTGAGGGGCTGTGTACGAAACCTGACAATCATAAGAACCGGTTGGTTGAGGTCTTACAAATGGCTTCAGGTCGTCTGGGCAGTATTTGTCATCAAACCCGTCAGTTGACACGAATTCAACATCATGACCAAGCTTAATCATAGCACGACCAAGGTTCTGTCCCACTACTGCCCAACTATGATTGGCTCCGAACAAAAATTGCTGAATTTTGATTCTCATCTGTTCCTTACTTTATTAGCGCCATCAAGGCAGTTTTGCTTAGAAGAATACGGTCTCAAATTACTAAGCGCCCAACACTTTTTAAAGTTAGGGTGATCCATAGAATCATATGGTAAACTTGCCTGACATATGATGTGGTCTATCTGCCACGTCCATGTCGATAAATTATTATCATCCCACTCACTTACCTTATATGGCCCATAGTTATCCCAGGTCATCCAATCTTCAAACATAGACTCCAAGTGTTTCTTTAAATCATCTAAAGTATAATCCAAATACTTAAATGTAGACTCGCCAGCCTTAGATGAGCCCTGTCTGTTCAAAGCCAGCCCAACAGCTCTGCTAACATTATACCTAACCCTAATAACTGGATTCTCCCTTCTTTTCGCCGCCCTCTTTCTGGATATAGCACGAGATTTTTCAGGGTTGTTTTTGTGCCACTCTCGCTCCTTCTTTCGAAGCTCTTTCTTATTATCTTGTCTATACTTAACCATACGTTTTTTAACCTCTTCTCTTGAGTTATACTCACGCATGTTTTCTATTATTTTATCTCTATTGTTTTTCCTATAAAGGGCAACACGAGACTTTATTTTATAGGGGTCTTTTCTATATTCTTTTTTCGCCTTAGACTTTATGCACTCTTTGCATTCAGTCCTATAACCGCCAGAACCCCTCTTGTAAAAACAAGAGGGGTCCTTTAATTCATTGCATATGCGACATTCTTTCATGAATATCTATATATCAAGCGATACCAATAATGATTATTTCCTTACAACTTTATTACCGTATGCTGGTGGAGGTGCAATAATAGTGGGTTCTTGCTCCTCTTTTTTCCGCTTCTCAGCATGAGCGTCTTTCGAAGGAGAAGGTCTTTTGGGTGTACCTGGCCTGCAAGCCGAAGCAAGAAACAAACTTACAACCAAAAAAACTACAATCCTCTTCAATACTTAACTCAATAATCCTTGTATCTGTTCAGGTGGAATGACCAGCGTATTCTGATTCCAGCCAGCTTTCTTTAGATATACTGTGATTTCAATCTTTGTAACCAATGTCATGAACAATGGATCTACTTCTAAATCTTGAACTGTAAGCGTCAATAGACCGGTGGAGTCATCAATATGAACACCAATATGGTCATCCACAATTACGACGTAACCATCCATGTCTGAGTACCCATCTAGGTTCGGGTTGAATGCCTGAACTGCGACACCAAACTTAACCTGGTTTCTAGCTAGAGCGTCTACCCCAACTGGAGTACAGTCAGAGAATCTCATTGCAGGATAGCCAGCAGAAGTGAATCCGTCACCAGCATCTGCGACCAACTTTCTAAATACATCAATGATGGACTCCTCAAACGGAATCTCCGGAAGCTGCAAAATGACGTGATTGATTTCCAAATCAACCTTGTAATGAGAACCATCAGGGTTGAGTACCTGACCTCCCTTCATGATCAGGTTGTTTGGAATCAGAATGTCATTCTTACCAGGGTCACATACCGGAATGATATCAGACCTATCAACGCAAGTAGCTGTAGACTGAACCTCGCAATCAACAATGGTATCTGAAGACTCAGATGTAAACGCTGCCGGTACAAACCTAGCATCAGAAGAGAATACAAGGTTGTAGTCCTGCCACCAAGGTAGAGGCTGAATCTGATAAGCTATATCCATAAAAGGAACAGCATTAAAATCAGGATCCATTCCGTTCATATCTGGAGTAATTGTCGCTCCGTAGTATTCCTGCTCTGCCTGTGAGAGGCTTGATACAGGAACAATGTTGCCGGTATCACCGCCAATTCTAACCTGCTCAAAGTACGTACCAGTGTTAGCATCATATCCATCTGCACAATCGTGGTAGCCGTCAAAGCGTCCGATTGTCTGCTGAACCTGAATCTCAAGGTGGTCGAATGATGTACCAACTGGGAATGAGTTGATGTCTCTTGTTACGAACTCTGTGATAAGTGTAACGTCATTAGCAGAAATGTATCCGTCACCATCAACGTCAGCTCTGAGAATCTCAAGAGTATCAATGTATCCATCGACAATCTTTTCCTGAGTAGACTCCAAGAGAAGTGACTCGCCCACAAGCGCTGCAGCTCTTGCAATATCATCTGCATCAATAGAGCCGTCACCGTTTACATCTCCGTAACCGTCAGTGCAAAGAGAAACCTTGGTGATAAGGTAATCCTTTGTAACGCAATTGTTGTTAGGAACAAGCTTTGAGCCAACAAGGTTGTTGGAAAGCAAGTCAGGATCAGGGTTGACAACTCTAAAAATGTCACCACGAACAAGACCAGGAAACTCCTGAATCTTGTCTATAGTCTCATTCTGCTTAGGGTTAACATCCTGAGCGCAACCGATGATCAGAGGCTCTGCTGTGCTCTGAAGGTCTTCAAGAGTAGCATTAGTTACGAAAGAGAATGATGGCTCGAACTGCTGCCTTGAGTTTACTGGGTTACCAGTTCTCTCATCCTGCTCTTCTTGGAATGACTCTGTGATAGCCTGAACAACCGCTGTATTCAATGTGCCTTCACCAGCATCAGAGAATGATTGAGCATCAAGAGCGTAGTCTACAGTAGCTCCCTCTTCGTTTATCTCGGTCTTCTCAATCTCGATACCGTTACCAGAATCGTAAGCCTGACCATCAGCAACCTTAGCTGCCGCATGGTAAACTCTATGCCAAAGCTCTTCTTCAACAACATCAACCCATGAGGTGTTGAAAAGTGTAAGCCTTGAATTGTCCTCATATGAGTTACCAACACCAGTGAAGATGTTTCCTGTGTTTGCAGCTCCAGACCTGGAGATGGTTACTGCATAATATCTATCAGGAACAATTTCAGTATTGTTTGTAGAGCCAATCTTTGTATCGGCGAAAACGAAGTCAACAGGCTGAAGTACGTCGGTAAGAACATAGCCCTGTCTTCTGAAGTCATCATAATCCATGGAGAGCTGAACGATAGGTTCAGCTGCAGGATCAAAGTCAATAGAAAGCTCAGGAACAATCTGAGTTGGACATGTTACAGTATTCTGAAGGGCATAGATAGAAATAACCAAATCACCTGTCCAATTGAATTGATCTTCAACTGGTTGTGTGTTATCCTTATCAATACCAAGTAGAAGTGATATCTTCTGAATGTTGTTGGTTGTAGCCTGGAACTTCTGTCCAATCTTTGTTACAACGTCGCCAGCATTAAGGTATCTGTTCTGCCTTACTGTTGTCTGAATCTGAAGAGCGTCAACAGAATACTCTGGACCCATACCATCCTGAATGGTGAGGAATAGAGATACTGTAAGGTTCGCTCCCTGAATGAGACCAGAGATCTTGAAGTCTCTGAAGAATAGGTTTGGCTCAAAGTCCTGAGATGCCATGATGCCATCACGGGAAAGCTGATAGGACTGAACCTCACGCATGACGATTCTTCCGCCACGGTCTCTTGAGCAATTGTTGTTGCCCTTGAAGTCATTGAATAATACAGTAAGAATTCTTGAGTAATGCTTTTTAGTTACCTGAATCTCATTCTTGTAGAACTCAAAACGGTCGTACTGTGGAACACCTTGGAAGTCCAGGCCCACAATAAGAACCTTTGTGCTGAAACGTCCTGAAACCTCTCCGCCAGTAAGCTCAACCTCAATCTGCTCTCCAAGATTTATGTCAGTTGGCTGAGCATGTACGTCTACACCAGTGCCGTCGAAGTCATTTGACACCACAAGAGCCTGCTGCTCCTGAGTGAGGTTATCAGAGTCGAATAGCACCTTCTGCTCAATAGAGTCCGGTAACACACCAGAGCCGAAGTGATTGTTGATGATTGCACTGTCAATCTGGACATTTCTGTCCTGTTCAGTGTTCATGTCATCACGATCTACCCTCTGGGCATCATTCCATTGATTGTAAGGTACTGATACTTTGCTTCTATTAACCATAACTTATCACTTTACATAGTTTATATCAACCTTTGCATTGGCTGGTTTGAGGGCGTAAATCATTGCTTCTAGCATTGCCTGGACTCTTGCAGACTCTTCAACTATGCAAAAAGAATCAATGATATTGATGGTAAAGTTGAATATACCGAACTCAGAATCACGCAAAAGGGCGAAATCTTCTACTTCTTCGACTACTCTGTCGAAATCTAGCAGCATTGTTGTGTATGCATTCTCAATTACTGGAAACATGCAATCAACGATTGTGTTGAAGTTTACGTCCATTGCCTGCCCAGAAATCGTTGGAGACTCCAGAGACTTATTAGAAAGCCTGAAGTTATCAATTCTTGCCTGAGCTGTAAATGAACCTGTGAAGTCCTGACCGAGGTGGAATCTGGTAATTGTATCCGTGAAGTCCATATTAGCCTGGAAAATCTGGTCGGTAACACCTGCAACCGTGGCACCGTACAAGAATCCATCACCAAACAATATTCCTTGCCCGAATCGGATAGAGCCACGCTCCTCACCATCTACAAACAGCCTGATCTCATCTAGGTTGTTTGGAGAGTTGAACTTGAATGATGCCTTGATTCTATGCCAAGAATCACGCTCCCAGAATACTGGCTGACGAACCTGATACAACTGACCAGAAGCCTGTACGCTGAATGCTATGAATCCAAACTCATCCTTGGCTATTGTTATCCTATCTCCCTGAACGCCAGATGGGATGTACGTAATCACAACTGGTGTCTGCTGGAATGGTAGGGCAGTTCCAAGAGATATTGTCTGACCATCATCTTCAACAGATCCTCCGATAAAGAAGTCTGTTCCTGTCTGGTCAACATCTGTCACCAATCTCACAGAGAGAACCTCTCCAATCCTTCCGGAAGCCACAACGGTTCCTCTGGTTAGCGATGTCTGCTCCTCAACTATAGATGATGTAGCGTCAAAGTACACTCTCTTAACCGGATCATTGTAGCTGTCAAACCTTGGGGATACAAAGAACTCAATCGTACCTTCGGTATCTGTAGTCAATCTGTTATTGTTATCAAATCCTAGTCCAGAATTTGTAAAGCATATTGACTGCCCAAAGTTATCATTCACAGATGTCCCGGACTGCAAGAACTTCCTGTTCGCAAACGTGAAGTAATCTGCATCGTTTTCAATTGGGAATGTGTCGAAGTGAAGCAGGACAAGAGTCTGGTTGTTCTTCCTGAATGGAGATATCTTTGATGCACCTGTAGTGATAGACTCATCATTCAATCCAAGAGTCTCACCAACTCTGGTATCAGTAAGCTGACGATTCAGAATCCTGAACTCATCAATCTTAGCATTAGCCTGCTGCTCACCTCTAAAGTCAGAGCCTATGTGCGCCTCAAGCTGGCCTACAGGATCGAATGGAACCTCAAGGTATGCAGAGAAGTCAAATTCATAGAAGCCCTGTGGAAGCTCGTATGGAACGTTTACAGTGCCAGCCTGCTCAAGGAAGAAGAATCCATTTTGAAATCCTGACCTTCCAATGGAAATATTAAAGGTCTTGTACTGTCCGTCAGCGAATGCCGAACCCAGCACTGTATCTAGCCTTACAGTTTGATTATCAACTTTCTGCTCAATAACATAAGTGCCAGCCACAGCTGGTGGAGACTCAATCACGATTGGCTGTCCTACAGTGGATGCGGCAAAAAATCCATTAGGGTCAGATACAATGTTAGAGCCATCACCCTGAAGAGTAAGGCCTGCCTGAGTCTGGTAACCGAACCTGATAACTGGATACACATTGTTTCCATCAGGAGCGGTAACAGAGTAAGCTTCCTTGATCTCAACACCTGCAGATGTTCTAGCCGTAGTAAACGGTGTGGTCACAACATCGACTGAAGTGATTGTCTGCCACTTGTTTGCTGTAGTAAGCTTTCCTGGTGCAGTGAAGTTCAGAACCTCAACTGGACCGCCAGTAGATGTACCGTTAATTGTAACAGTTGTTGGTGTTGTAAAGTCAACATTTCCACCAGCTACTCTAACCTCAAGAGTTCTACCCTCTGTGGAGTTAGACACTCCGGTAGGAACGAATGACTCTTCGAAGTTACCAGCATTGATAGTAGATGTATCAGGGCCAAGAACCGCATAAGGGAGATTCACAGAGCGAATTATTACCTCATCGAGATTGATTGGTGGTGGTAGCTGTGTCTTAAGAACAGCCTGCTCACCCCATAGGAACACCTTCTCTCTGCACCTTCTATGGTTGAGACCAAGAGTTCTGATGATGATCTGAGAACCAGCTTGAGCGCCACCAAGTATTCTAAGCACGTTCTGGTTGAACGCATTCTTTGTGAACTCATAACCTGGAACAGCTGCTCTCCTACCAGGAATCTCTATCTCAACTCCACCAAGAAGTTGATACACTGCAATGTTCTTATAGATATCTATTTCGGAAGAAACAATAGCATTGAATGGGTTAACAGTAAACCTAGCATCTGCAAGTGTCGCAGGCATTGGATCGTCAAGGGTTAGAGTGGGGCCATTGACTGCAATAATATTGTACGATACGAATCCCTGTTCTTGAATCTGAATAGTATCTCCAGGGAGTATTCCAAGCATTCCAAAGTCAACACCATTTCCGATAATATTCTGAGAGCCCTGCTGAGTTACACAGGTTCCTGCAACTGCTGTCTTGGGAACGATGCCTGCAACAACCTCTGGCTGAACTGTTCTAAAGCGGTCTGTAGAAGATGCTGCTGGAATGCCACCATACCTAATGATGTTTGGAACCTCTTGTCCATCAACATAGATATGCATCTCATCTCTTCTGTCCTTGGAGTTCAGTCTCCAAGATGCACCTATAGCGTGCTCCTCGCCGGTCTCCCAGTCAGAGATATCAGCAGAAACTGTATACTTAGTTCTCCTGTTAGGATCGAGTGCGTATCCACCACCTCTATCCCAAACTGTGAAGTTAAGATAACCTCTACCATCCTTGTAAAGTGAGAATCTGTTCTTGGACTCATCCTCTGCAAAATCAAAGAAGTAGTGAAGAGAGTCTGCCATGAAGGTAAGGCCGTCAAACGAATACCCTGGAACATAGCCATCACCAGTAGTGTACCCGTCTGGGGAATACCCATCAGTAGAGTTGATGTTGAATATAAACTCAATCCTTTCCTGATCAGACCTGATAATGTCATCGATATCAGAAACGCCAGGAATCTTCTTTACATCGTAAACCTCACCAGAAGAGATAATCTCTCCAGCAAACACATAACCATCAGTAGTGGTTACAGCCCTTTCCTTAGCTAGAACTCTCCACTGCTTAATCTGGTCATCGTAAAAGATGAAGATACCAGTCTGAGTGAACGCTGCTGGTGGAAGGCCTACTGGTGATGGGTCGTCAAACCTAGAAACTTCGAAGGTTCCATCCAGTCCAATTGTTGGATTGTATGAACTTGAGCCAATGAAGATTTGGTCTGATGGAAGAGCATACCCGTCTTTAGTTAGGTTCTTAAAAGTAAGAGTTGCATCATTATCTACTCCATCCCACTCTGGGAATACAGTCATCTCTATCGTTCCCTCTTCCAGTCTTAAATTGGAAGAAACAGGGAAGGAGATAAAGTCTCCGGAACGAGTTGGTAGATATCCGTTATCAAACTTCGCAGGTACAATCGTGCGCTCTACAGTCACTGTTCCTGGTAGCTCATCTGGGCTTCTTCTTGATATCTCACCTGGTGGGCAGTTGAGCTTGAATGGATTCTGATAAAGAGGCGTTATACCAAGAGCCCAGAACTGGAATGCAGCCTCGATAATATCTGGCTGGATCTTGGTAACCTCTGCAATCATATCCTTCATGGAGGGATTGGTTGGCCCTCTTGTGAAAGACTGAAGTGAACCGATCATGGCATCTCTGTACCTTTCTCTTTCAAGATTAACATCGAAAGAATTTAACTCTGGTATCTCCATAAGAGAACCAAAGTTCTCAAGCAGAGCGTCTCTAAGAGCGCCGACTCTATAGCTAACATAATACTCTTGACCTACATCAAGGGCTGTTGACTCTCTAAAATCAAGAACATTATCGCCGTACTCATAGCTCACAATAATCTCATCAGCCAAGTATGAGTAGTCTATGTAGTGCTCCCCTCTATCATAGTCAACGATAGGTGTTGCAGCATTGTTAAGAACAACGGTGTGAAGAACTGAAACAGGATCCCCAACAACCGCACCAGAAATTCCGGATAGAGTAATTATGTTGTCGGTTATTGTCTGATACCCGTCAAGAAGCTCTTGGTTGTCTGTGGTTCTTACCACGGACAGAGCTGTGTTGAGCGATATTCCTGGAGACCCAGTATCTATATCTATTGTTAGCCCTGGGCCAACGGTGGTGTTTTGAACAACCTCTACACCAGCAGGGTTCATCATTATCACATTGCCCTGCGCCATGGAGCCTGGTCCAAAGTTAACTGAGCTTATGTTGTTGAGCAGGTCTTCGTTATCGAAGATGTTACGAACAGCTCTTACATCATCCTGTACAGTGATGGTGCCATTGATTACAAGGTACGGCATCGTCTGATCACCGTTGAGGAATCGCTCATCTGATATGTCGAAGACAGATGGGAAGATCGCCCCGTCCTCGAACCCTGAGTAGTCTAATCTCTTTGAGATACCAATCGCTGGATTGATTGAGTAGTAAACCTCAGACACAGAGATTACGTGTGGGTTCTGTGGCGATATCTCAGGTTTTCTGTAGTTAACTGTTCCGATAGCTAGGTCCTGAGCATTTGTTACGCCTACAAAAACAACACCGTTTCTGTAGTCCACCATGTACTCGCCAACAGTAAGCTTGTCGTAGTTTCCAGCTTCACCAAGGAACTGACCTTCGTAGTACCTCTCGTTATCAAAGATGTCTGCTCTAGAGAACACTACAGAAGTATTGTAAGATGAGCCAATAACATCTTCTGTTCCAGATATAATATTCTGGTTGAGAAGGTTGATTCTGTAAATTCTGGTTCCAAGAACATTCGTAAGCTCCGAATCCACAATCAATTGCTCATTGGTTGCCAATGCAAACGTTGAACGTTCGAAAGTATCGTTTCCGACATTTGGAGGTCTGTTTGCCGAGAACACAATCTTGTCATTAACGAATCTGTTAAGACGATAGATTTCTCCAGTAGTCTCATTAAAGATTCTGAAAACGTTTGTTACAGGAGCATTCTTTACTCTGAGTGAGTTTCCTGAAATGAGACGATTCTCGATTCTCTCCGAAAGCTCTTCGTGATGAACTCCGGTCTTGTAGTCAACTCCTTCTACAAGAGTCTGCTCAAACAAGAATGTGATCTTTGCTTTCTGACCTGCAAGGTTTCTTAGAGGAGAGGCAACAAGCTCACGAGTCTCATCTCTATAAGTGTAATCCAAATCTCTTCTGAAAGAGTTTCTATAGAAGAATGATGCTGCTGGTGGGAATACTCCGGTGCCATCATTAGTCTCTGCACCGTAAACATACACACGACCATTAGGATAATCTACAGAAAACTCTCCTGGGTTCCTTGGTAGAGACTCTGCTCTAAAGGGAATTTCAGATATAAACGCTGGGTGTATTGTCTTGAACGGCTCGTCAGAGTTTGGGTCCAAGAACTGTACTCCATTTATAGTTGGGATAACATCGGACGCATCCACAACTGGCGCATGACCAAGTGAGAACTCGTTTACAAGTGCAGGTGTTGCCTGCCTTACCGCAGAGAGAACCTGAGTTACTGCAACTGATGCATCATCAATAATTCTACCAGTTGACTTATACTCATAGTTAACAGCAACAAAGTCACCATTCTCTGGAACTCTGAATGTGTCATCTTCAAGAATAGCTTCATTTAGCTTTACCTGATTCTCCTCAAGAGTGAGAAGTGTAGATGCAAAAGCTGTATCGTACTTTGGGTCCTGAATCTGATACCCATAAGATCTGATATCGTAATTGAACACATCCCCGTTCTGGTAAAGTATTTGAACGGATGTAAGCTTTGTTACAGGAAAGTTGTTCAGGGATAGAACGAACCTATCAAACGTACCTGGACCAGAGCCAGCTATCAGTCTCTCATCTTCTACAAACTGACGCTGTAGGGTAATGATGTCTGAAGGAAAGGACTCGAATGGAATAGAGCCCTTGAGAGTCTGATTTGACTCAGTGAGGCCTACTCTATCAACCCTGATAGCGCCCTCTTGAGCAAGCCTATCGTATGGACCATAAGCTCTTCTCTTTCTTTCGTCTGTTACGTATAGGGATAAGTAGTTGTCATTCTTTGACTGCCTGATATCTCTCTGAGCCCTAAGCATACCGTTAGAGATTTCATTGAACATGGTTCTAATGAACGTTCCCTTTTCTGGTACGTATGGCTGACCCTGAAGAAGCTCAACAAGATTATCTCTGAAGATGTTGTAAGGGTCCTCTGCTCCAAGAACCTCTCTAACATTCTCCACTCCGTCTTCGACCAAGAAGTCTCTACCGTCTTCCGAATTGAATGGGGATGATGGAGCAGATGTAAAGATAACATCATACTTAACGAATGGAGTCATTGGCAGCACTGTGATATTGAGGATATCACCCGCAACGATTGCTGCCCTAACCTGAGCATCAGGAGTAGACTCCTGCTTACCAACAACCCTAACGTTTTGCGCAGATATAGCTGGGTTAAGCGTATTTGAAAACTTAACCTTTATTGTGCGTGAATCCGCCGCATTTATTCCAATGATCCTTAAGTTTGGCATTATCTAGTTCCAACATTTACCGTTATCAAACCTGCTTGCGTATACTGATTCTTTTCAGCGCATATAGATCTTACACTTCCAGCTTCATTCTCTAGGTTGAACGATATTACCTCTACAGCATCAACGCCGGATACTGTGTATGCAACGTTAATAATGTCGGACCTGTCGATTTTGTTTCCTAGTGAAGTGGAGTTCAAGAATGAAGTGATTGCATCTGCCACGTTCTGCTGAACAATAACTGTGGAGTTGTTGAACGCTGTAGTAACAATGATGCTTACCTCTGTATCTATAACCAGTGGTGTAGCTGCCTTGACCAAAACATCTGCAGAAATTGGTCTTACATCCTCAACTGAGAAAGTAGAGTCTGAGATTACTGCATTCTTGTTATACCTAACAGTAATTCTCTCATTAGACTTAGGAGCTATGTAGTCATAAGCAACAGAATATCTCCTACCCGCAGTTGGCTGGTTCAAGTTGTTCACAGTAAGGGTTGCTGAACTTGAAGTAGCCGATGTGAAACCAGATGAGATTGAGATTGAATCAACAATTGCGAATCTCTTCTGAGTAGAAAGAGTTCCTGACTGAGAGAAAGAAACGTTTTCTGAGTCAGATGTAATTCCAATAAAGAATGTAACTCTTAGCTTATCTCCGATATTTGGAGCGTTCTCATTATTATCTGGTGTAGATGGTATTCTAAACTCTGTAGAAGTAAGAGATGGAACCTGAATAGACTCTGACTTATCATAAGTGTTATCTCTTATTCCGTAACCCTTTAAGTCAAAGGTATTATCTACCGATAGAACCTCGAAAGAATCTGTTGCCTGAACCTTTTCAACGAAAGTAACTCTAGTTACAGATACTGACGCTGGGATTGGGTCTGTAGATGAAAGCTGTAAAGCATCTCTAATAACAGATGAGAGGTCATGTGTAAGACCAGCATTCGATACTGTGAATACCGCATCAGCAACTCGTGTAAATGAGGTTCCTGATACAGTGATAGTACCTGGTGAAATTGAACCAGCTATTGATAGCTGCAATCTAGAAGGAGCCTTTCTCAAGTTCTGCACAACCTCTGTTCCAGAGAATATATGAGTAGTAGGCTGGGTTCCAGTTAGCGCTAGAGTATTAGTCTGGAATGAGTTTCCGTTCCTAATTGCTGGCAGTGAAGGTAGCAATGTCTGCGGTAGAAGCGTTCTAACATTTGCAATGTAGTTAACCTCTACAATAGTTCCAGCGGTAACATCTGTGTTTGATGGTAAGGTGATTATGTTATCACTGAATGAGCCCGTCACTGAATTGACTGTGAATGTATCTACTGCATTATACACCACAGACACTGCATCTCCTACCTGCGCAACCGTATCGGTTGGCAAGAAAATCGTGAACCCTGAGAAGGAGCCGTCATCTCTATTGGTATCAAAAAGCTCTGCTGAGTCCAGTGTTCTAACAACGGACACAACGTTTGCAACTTCCTGAGATACGACAACGCCCAAACGTCCAGAGATAAGCTGTACAGTTGATGTATCGGACACGAATGTGTTTACAGATATCACTGATGTAATTGGGTGGGTTACTTCAACCGTAAGAAGAGATCCCGTAGCAGTTACAATTGATTCCTCTCTTGATACTGCGTTTGAGAAACCCCAGTCAACGGAGTCAGTAACAGAACGTGGGTTCTGATTTGTAAGTCTATTATCGAAATCAACGTCTGGGTTGTAGTCGAAGATCCATGTGTAATCCACCTGAAGAATATCAGATGTTGCAGGAAGGGTGTTACCTCTAATTGTAATCCTTCCGGTCTCATTGATTGAGCCTGTGCCGTCAGGGTTCTGACCAGTGACCTCATAAAGCTCGCCTGTCGTAAGGTTGAATACCTTAGTGACAGCAGTTACTGGATTGTGGCTAAGCTGAATGGAAGACCTATCAGATTGTGAGACTGTTGAATTCTCATTCGTTACCTGAACGTTCTGAGTCGTTGTACCAATTCTGGTTACGTCAGGGAATGTTGTTGGATCCTGACCATTGAAACGACCCTTGTTTTGATCCTCAGAGAAGTTCCTGATTCTATCATCAATCCAACGGAGTCTGTCGAAGCCCCAAGGAGAACCGCCAAAAGCACCACTATCCCTGACAAGTTCATAGTTGCCAGTAACTCTACCAAGGGAGTCTGTAACTCTCTCTGTAAAGTTAGCGCCAGAAGTAGAACCCGAAACCTCTGTCACATTGTTGACAGGCTGGTCTGGAAGAACTTCATTCTCAAGGTTTTCTATTCTCTTTCTTGATACAGTCTTACCCTCATCACCTTCAATCTGTCCAAGGACAAAATCGTTAGATGGATCCGTTGGGTCATTTCTGTTTGACTGGTCCCTGTATATGAACGAGTCAAGAATCTGAGTGAGTCTGATACCTTGAACATAGATATCAACCTTGCCGCCAGTTCCCTCTGAGACAATTGTTCTTGTTCCATCCTCTGCAATAATGACCTGAGTACCATCTCTAGTCATTAAAGGGTCGCCAGGTTCAACAACCAAAGCGTCAAGAACCTGTGGGTCAGCAAGAACTGCATTCCTGTAGCCGAGCGCAGTACCCGTGTTAGCTCCTGAGAATATTGAAAGGACTCTGTTTCTGAAAGCCTGATCCGACTCTGCTGCTGAGCCTCCAGAGAATGGGGATGCATTCGTTACATTAGATACGCCAGGTGTTGTAGCAGTAACAAGAGCGTATTTAGAGATGTTGCCAATGAGACCTGGGCCTGTAGCCTCCACAGGAACCTGAACAGCAAATTCATCAGAAATACCGGCAAAGTCCAAGTCTCCTCTAAACTTAGATGCGGTTGCTCTATACTGATTAGCATTAACAGGAGACACCACCACAGTTGCAGTAACTCTGAATGATGCACCGTTCGATGCAACAACAGTCTCGCCTACATTAATTGCAATATCAGCCTCTACAGCATTGAACGTGTAGAGTGCAGTTCCAGAAGCAGCTGTTCCCTGCTTACGGACTGCTCCAAAGTTATTAGCTAGATTATCTAGGTCGGAACCTAGTGACAAACGCAAAGACTGAGCTGTACGTATACGCGCAAGCTCATCATATACTCTAGCAAGCTGAGTATTAGGACCATCGATTAACAAATCTCGTGAAACCGTTCCTGGCTTTGTATCCAGTTGCGGTCTTGCTGTTTTGTAAAAATCTATGGCATTTAGGATTAATTCATCTACAGTACGTACCCTTACCATTCACATCCCTTTAAAATTCAGTACTTTATATATCAGAGGACTCCCTAATATGTTCTTTAATGCGTACTAAAGGGTTACTGAAAAGGATGCATTGACTCGGCGGAAAGCCTTTGATAATACTGTTAAATCTATATTGAAGAACCTGGGGTCAATAGGGTTCTGGTTTACAGAAAGATTTTGAACTGCAGCAATTTGTTCCTGATTAGTAACCACCTGATCGTTCGTAATCTGCTCTTGCTGGAGGCGCTGGAGGTTTGTGATACTAAATCTGAGCTGATTGCTAGCAACTGAGCTGATGAAAACAGAATCAAAAGCCCTTCCAATCATGGACTGGGTAAGCGGACAGCCATACCAAGGGAATCTTTTGTTAGCTCCAAGCTGTGTTGTAACAACTTTAAGCACATCCTGAGTTAATTTCTCACCGTTTTCAACAATAGCGAGGTCAGATTCTGCAGAAATCTGAATATCACCTTGTTCTAGTTTCAAATCAAAAGACATTATAGCTCCACTCTTGGTACGTTACCGCCTTCCGAATTAACTGGTGATCCCAATTTCTGCTGCAAAATCCTATCAGCATAAGATAGAATGTTAATAACCTGTCTCTCGAATGTCTGCATTGCCTCATTTATGCTTATTCTTGTGGAATTTTCTGCAGCAGTTTTTAAGTCTGGATTGAAATTGCGCATCCTATTGAACGCACGCTCGTCAAGCATAGATATTAATACCTCTATATCTATGGCCCATAATGCAGTGTAGATCGCCAGTATATCTATCAGACCAAGGCCGGAAATCTCCCCAGTGATTATTTCAACAGATGATAGAGCGTTAGAACCTATTCTTTGCTGGTTATCTCTCTGCTCTTTCTCTTCCTGTAGCTCACGGTCCCAAGTCTTCTCAACGTTCTCATACCCAGAAAGATGAAATTCCTCTGACGCAAAAGCATTGGTATTAGATAGTGTACCCTGCCTCTTACCCTCATCAGCCCTGATAGATAGGTTCAAAATCCTTTTCTCAAGCTCTGTTTGCTGAAGTGTTTTCAAAAGAGGAGTGATATCTGAGCCCCTCTCGGGTCCAGTGGCCAAAGGAAGTGGTTTCCAGTTGATCTTCTTTGATACCTCAGATATCTCATCGATAGAATCTGCAAGCAATCCTACAACACCCTTGATTGTCTTAACTAGCTTATTAAGATTTATAAGCTCAATTTCAGAGGCATTCTTTAATCTATTTATGATATCAGCATTTGAGATATCTGCGCCATCTTGATCAAGCAGCGCCGATACAACCTCTGATACTTCAGAGTTTGTGAATTCACCCCGTAGTGTTTCCTCTGTTCCACCAAGAATCAAACCAATCAATCCGTTGTCAGGCTGTGATGTAAGCCTGAGTCTCAAGATGAACTCAATCGCTGGACGCTTGGTGAAAATATCTCTATCGATTGCTGTATCTCTTTTTAACGGCAAGAATGGAACGGCAACATGTCTGGTCTCATTTGGAAGCCCAGTAACTGAGTCAACAATGTTTGGATCAACATTGAATGGCCTAAGAATATGAGTACCACCCTGAAAGAAGTTAGTGATAGGCTGACCATCTCTTCTTTCGTACCTTGACTCGATGTACTTCTTTCTATCTGGCACTGAGAACTTCTGCTCATCAAGAGATGTAATAGCGTCGAAACCTTCTGTATCATCCATTTGAAGAAATGGCTTCACACCCTGTGGTACACCCATAGCAACAGCATATACAGATGCATCTACTGCTCTCCTTGAAAATATTGATAGCCTTGTTCTAACATCTGTCTCTCTAAGTGAGTGTGCAAGCTTTACTGGGTCTGAAATAGATGAAGAGATATTGTATGTCTTCACTCTCTCATCTGCTTTGACCAGAGGGTCGTAACCTGGATTGTAGAAAGCGCCAGCATCATTCACCACTGGGAAGCCAATCATTCGATAGAATGCATGAGTCCTTGACTCCTGAGGCTGGGTTGGGTCTGACTCAGCAGCGTTAGCTGCATCGTTAGATACAAAATCACCATCAGCTATAACTGGCCTATCTATCGATGGCGCAGCAGAAAAAGAACGCATACCCTCAATAGGTGAGATGAACTTATCATACAGTTTGAATATGTTAAGCTCAACGCCCTGGGTATCATCAAGTTCTGAATCAATTTTTCTATCTGGAAAATCAGCCATACATCAACCTTATTCATTCTTGGAGACATCTGTCTCATCGCGACGTGCAAGAGGATCTGGCCTAACACCGCCAGCACCGTCTCCACCAACAAACTGATAAGGAAGCGTAATTATTGATATCTCAGACTGAGCATCAATATCATCCTGATTCAAAACTTCCGATAAAAAGTCTCCGTCAAATGATACTTGAGCTGTTCCAGAACCGGGCAAAGAAGATGTTATATCTGCTAGAAAAAGGCTATATCCATCATATGAAAAATCAGATATAGAACCAAAAGTTACCTTTCCTTTAAGTAGAGAAGCAATATTTTCATCAACAGGTGAAGGTATATTATTAGCAAGCTCATTACCACCGGCATCTTTTAGGGTAACTGCAACCTGTATTGGTCTATCAATAAATTGAATTTCTGGATCTAGTGTAAACTCAGACTTGTAAGTGGAAACTCCAGCAGCCAGGCCTCTTTCAAAAACCCTTATGGATTGGTCTCTCAGATCCTCTAAACATCCAACTACTGAATTTTGAAAAATAGCAGCTTTTTCTAGAGAAACATCTTGTCTAAAATCATTTATCGCTGTATTCAAACACTCAAGAGCCGTATCAAGATCTGGCAATCCCTCCTCTCCTAATATATCTATAACAGGTGTGGGGTCTGGTATTGTCAAATCAACAACATTAGTTTCAGCCTGAATATCAGGCTGGCAACCAGCAGTAATAAGCTGATATTTCATAAGAACAGGATGGTTTGGTTTTAGATTCCATTCTATGTTAGAGATTTGATAGCCATCTTCAGATGAAGGAAGGCTACTAGAAGTTTGTGTACCTCTGTGAATGAAGGTATCTATTGTAGCTTGTTCTCCATCCACATTAAATGGTGTTACTCCATCATCTTCATATACAAGGCCTCCCACTAATTTAATTGTTCCATCATTATCACCGAAAGATGTTCCAGTTAATGGAGAGGGGGCATCATCTCCAAAATCTAAATTATTTTCATAGTTCAATATACCATTGTAAGGCTGCCTTACTAGTATAACATCATCAACTCTAAAATACCTATAGCCTGTAAAAGATCCATTATTACTATTTATAGGATCTCCATTTGAGTCAACAAATACGGATGGATCTAAAGCTAATCTAAGATTAACAGTATAAGGCACTGTATTTTTAAGATTATCTCCCTTTTGCAACACTAAACCTTGAGGCCAAAAAATATTATCATTGATTGGTGTAATTATATCGTTGAAAGGATACTGAGGAGAGTCAAGATCATCAACGAACTGCCACCTCTCTGATCTTAGTGGGGCAACTAAATCTTCTAGTGCGGGTATTCCCAGAGTGGAAACATTCAAGTTTATCCTGTTGTGATATATTAAACGACCAAATACACCAGTAGTACCATCTGGAAAATCTCCAATAAACGGAGGACAAACCTCGTCATCGCAACAGTCACCGCCCTTTCTCTTACAGGGTTTAGAGCCTCCTAATTCAGCAAGAGCTTTGATAATAACAAAGATAACCTGAAATGCTATAAGCATAGCAAAAAGCTGCTCAATAAAGCAAAGCAAAGAAGATAGCTTAGTAGTAACAGCTATAATTCCCTCTTCATGACCAATCTGAACAGCTTCAGCAAGAGTAGTTATGTTTGCGATAATGTCATTAATAAGAGCAATAATTGTATTTATTAAATACTCAATAAGAGCTAATAGCATTAGTATGAATGCTAATATCATTGCAATCAGAGCAATCCATGGAAACATAGATAAAAAGTCTGGAATACATTGCTTAAACAATCTTCTTATAGCCTTGATAACCTTAAATGGGTTTATCAATGCACATAATACTTCTATTATACATATTATTATGTTTAATAGGGCTTGAATGAAGGAGTAGAAAGCCATGTATGGAGCAAAAGCATTCATTAGCTTGCCTACAGCGTCATAGACAGAATCAAATGCTCCGTCAACATTTGGTATTATTCTTCCTCCTGGTATCTGTAGAAATATTTGATTTAATATATCTAGTATATCATTAGGTATTCCCTCAGGCAAAGAGATGTCTGGGAATGGGATCTGTGGCGGAGCAAAGATCGGCCCAAAATAACCATCTGGTGGTGGACCAAGGTTAGGTGGGTTAAGCGAATTCGAGTTGGGATCGCACACCATTATACACCACCATGCCTTACTCTATTAACGCCATCCATTACATTCTGCTTAGCACTTAAAGGTCTCAAATTATCAAGCGACCAACACTTCTTGAAATTAGTATGCTTCATCGAATCATATGGCAAATCTGATTGACAAACAATATGATCAACTTGCCAAGTCCAAGTTGACTTATCATTGTCATCCCAGGTTTTTGGACTATACTTACCCCAATTATCCCAAGTCATCCATGACTCAAATTGTGATTCCAAATGCATTCTTAATTCCTTAATGGTATACGGCAATATATCAACCATGGATTCGCCGTTTTTCCTAATAGCCTTTCTTATCCTACAAGAAATATTATGCCTTAACTTTTGCTCTGGAGTATTTATTATTATGGTATTTTTTCTATACTCAATCTTTCTCAATCTTGTTTTTTCTCTTTGGCCTGGTTCTTTTGACCTTTCTCTCTGCTTTTTAAGTATAATATCAGCATTTCTTCTATAATATGCTTTCTGGTTTTCTTTTGCGGCATTAGGGTTTCTTTCATGAAACTTTCTCTGAGACTCATCTCTATTTTCTTTAGCGCAAGAAAGGCACAAAGAAGATCTTCGACCCTTGAACATACTTAGTTCTTTTTTTGAAATGCACTTATTACAGATTTTATGAGTAATATGGTCTTGTTCAGAAAATCCAATGTCGTATTTCTCGCAAAGTGATTCGAACCTCTTCTTAACCCCACGCAAGGAATCGCAAGATTTACAAAGGCTTTTATTCTTTACGAATAAATCCTTAGACTTTTCATTATGGCAACTGTAGCACTCCATCTCTTACCTAATTGACCTTCCAGGGTTTCTAATAACCTTTCTTCCAGTTTTCCTATCATTTGCATAGAAATAAATGCCCTCAGCATCGAAGAACATATCTCCAGCAACAGATTTAAATCTCATATCTCCATTTGATACTATATCAACCTCACCAAAAGAATAAACTCTTAAACCTGACTCATCTATTCTTAATACATGCTGGTTATTTCCTGAATGCACCCTTATATCAAGAACACCTGGTTTATAAGAATTGTTTAAGTCTGAGAATCTAGAGTCATCTGAAGGTGTTGTTCCGCCTATCTCTACCAGAATATCGCCATCGAACTTGCCTGACCAAGATACATCGTTCTTGTCCCTGCCCATTGATGTTACCATTCCACCCTGAAGGTCCAGCCACAGTGACTGCCTGTCAACAGTGTTTGCGCCTACTGACATATTGAGCATACCGTCAAGTGTGATGGTTCCTGAACGCCCACCAGCATTTGCATTATCGCCAGAGACTATTATCTCTTCTGAAACAATCTCAGTAATTGGAGTTAGTTGGTTCAGCTTAGATGCAGGATATCTTACAACAGGATTGTCCACAGCATGAAGAGGGAGGTTCTCGCCAATATTGTGAAACACTGTACCGAGCTTAACAGGCTCTCCAGTGATTCTATCTGTAGGAGATGCAAAGCCCTCAAGACCAGCATCAGAAGAGCCTGATAGAGAAACGTAACCCTTACCAAATGAATCTACAAAGATGTCTTGGTTATCTACGTTCCTTACGAACTCTCTTGGGTCGTTATCATTCTCAGACGCCGCAACTGCAGAATAGTTTTCATGACGAACAGTCAGACCAACATTACCAACCTCGGAAGATGATGGGACGTTCATCTTGAACTGTCCTTCCTTGTCAACGTCGAACGAAAACCTGGACCTGTTCCTTGCGTAATCTTCCTCTTCTAAGAAGAGATCAAGAAGGTCAGCTCCAACGTTGGGAGATGAAGACTTCCTAGCGTTAATCTCAAAATGATAAGCGATAGATTTTCTAGCCTGCTCTCTTAGAGACTTGAACGTATCAGACTCATTGCCTTCATTCTCTCTAAGGGATAGTGACTCAAGAATACCGTTTGGAATAATAGAACGGTTAAGGTCTACTATGTTTCCGTAGATATCTACAGCTGTTCCCTTAATGGTTTCAATAAGTTGGTTGGGCTCAATCAGAGATAGCGATAGCGCATCAGCTCTTGATGATGTTCTTGGGAAATAGTTAGGAGCATTTGGGATGGTAATGCCATCGTATATAGACTCCTCTTCTTGATCGTTGGTGAAGCCAAATGAGTTCTCAAACTCATACACGACTTCTCTTGCCTCATTGAACGCAGGGTTTCTCGTAAAGGAATCTCCAGCTCTAGTTCTAGTGTCAAGACCAATCTTAACTAATGAGTTCTGGTACTCATGAGAAGAAAGTGCTGAGCCAGATATGTTTCTAGTAGCATTGGCATTAATGTCACGGTACACAGGTCCAACAATAGAACGATGAGCCTCTGTGAAGGCCATGTTAGACTCAAAGGTATTTGAGTGAATGCCTCTTGCTGGATCTGAGTGAACGAACTGATCTGGGTCACCAAACTGAAAGCCAATATCTGGATCAGTAATGTGCCTGATGTTGTTCTTAACCTGAATGAGATGTCGCCCAGGCTTGAGAGCAGACATTCTGTTTTGCCTGAATGATCTGGATTCTATAGTGTTTCTGTTTCCAAAAATACCATTTGAAGGCGCATAGGATAGAATGGACCATCTACCACCCTGACCCTGAGTTGCCAATACGGTAGAGCCAACTGCAGGATAACCTCCAGAGAACTCACCAGCCGCACCTGTCCACGCTGCTGGTATAGGAGCATCATGTATCCTATCCACTACATCTGACTTCGCTAGGTTTATTACTATTCTAATAGTACCTTTGTTGAAGTCAATCTCTTTGACTGTAGCTTCAACTGCTAAACCTACTGTTGGACCTATACGTGGCATTCATTCACCTATCATAAATCGTTGATAATCTCACCGTCTGCTCCAAAGGGATCTCCCTCAAATCCAGAAAGCGTTTCTGCATTTCTTGATGCAGTTTGAGCAGCTGCAACCTCTGCGTTACCTTCCTGCGCTGCTTGATTTTCCTCTAGGGATACCTCTGTTGTTTCCTCTACAGGCTCAAACACAACCCATGCATCAATAATGTAAGTCATTAAAATATTATCTAAAGAATCTGCTGTCTCTCCACTAGCATCTTGATTGGCACGTTCATCCTGAAGGTCAAATAATGAAAGATCACCTTCCGTATTGAGGCTAGGACGGCCAGGGACACCAGAACGTCTAATCAATCTAACAAGATTCCATGCATCTGCTGAAGGAGTCATTGTATCATTATCTATATCTACTTGAACAAGCTCAACGTCTGAAAGGTTAACTTTAAAGTTATTTTGAACATCTGCATCTCCAATTATCTTAGAGTTCAATGTTGTAAATCTTTCTGGAGCTGTCATGAACCTTCTGATGTTTTGACCAGCAGCACTAAGCGAAGATACTTTTCCGCCATCAGTATAAACTCTAAGCTCTAACTTAGGCCTCTCATTCCTATTTACATTCCTGTTAATAGCGCCAGATAAACCATAAAGCATCTTAGATAAAACTTCTCTATTACGCTTGCCGTTAGGACCAGTAAGAATAGACTCAGGGTCGTTACCGCTATTGATAATAAAAGAGCCCACAGAAATGTCTGAACCAGAGGTCTTGAACCTGGAGTTCTTGAACTTCTCGCTGAATCCCTGAGCCGCATAGAGGTGCTTGCCAATCAAGTCCAAAGGTGTTGGTATGTATTCTCCTGGAGAGTGTCCATACGTTAATGTAAGGGTAGTCTCAAGAGGGCCTAGAGGGCCTGTCCAACTGAACGAGTGAGATACTGAAGAGACGTAGAAAAGCATATCATCGTCTTCAATATAAACAACATCACCAGCCTGATAGTACTCATTGTAACCTAGTACGGTGACCGAGCCGCCAAAGATGTTCATACGAGCTTTATTCAGAAGGTAAACAGCATATGGAGCGCACTGAGCCCTTGGGTCAGAAGCCCATGGTGCAGGAACAGAGTTCGAAGCTCTAAATCCATACTGATACCACATGTCGTAATCAACAGCATAAGCAGATACAACTTGGTTACCACCACCAGCAGAAGGAAGGTTTGCGTCTAATCCAGATGGTGCATCGATGAAGCCCTCACCCAAAAGACCATTCACCTGTACCGATGTGTATGGAGGAGGTGTCTCAGTATAAGTCCTGGATTTAATCATATGCTCTTTAAGAACATATCTATTACCTGAGCCAACTCCAATATCATCAACTGTTTCATCCTCAAGCATATGCTCAAGAAGTGCAGGTATGGCTGTCTTTCTATTCAAGAATGGAGTGAGGGTTGTTTTAGCACCCTGATCATCAGCGTTTACAAGAAGACCCTCGTTGAGATTATTAATTGTATTGGCAAGAGATTTGACTATCTTCTGTCTCTCGGCTACAAGATTAGCAATCTGATCTACAACGTTCAAAGCTGAAACTG